AACAGACGAACCAAAAAAGAAAAATCCTTTGCAAAAACTAAAGGAGGGCTTGGATGATAAAGAAGAACAACTGCAAGTTTTGTCTACATTTGTGCGTTTGGGAGTTGTGGTTTGGAGTGGCTTTATTCTGACTTTAAATTACGTTACGATCCCAGGATTAGGTGAGCAAGAACGCATAGATCCAACTTTTATCGCTTCGGTCTTTACGGGAGCACTTGCCAGTTTTGGTTTAGAGACAGCAAAGAAAAGAGGTGATGGAACGTATAAAGCTGATGAAGAAAAGAAAAAGGCAGAAGCAGCAGGAGGCTTTGCTAATGGTGTTCCTTATACCATTGTAAGAATTGAGACTCCAGTAAAATTAGTACCAGACAAGCCAAAAGTTGATGAACTTACTGGCAAAAAAATTGATCCTGAAACAGGCAAGCTTACATGAAGCACTTTCTTTTCCTACTGCTATTAGCAGCTCCAGTACACGCTGGAGGCATCACCCATAAAATCACAGCTACAGCACAAGCTTCTGTTGATGGATCGTACTCTCATGCAAAAAGAATAGGTTCAACTTATTCAATGAGTAGTACTGGAGTAACAGCAGGAACAATGGGACATTTAGACGTTCCAGCATCATCAAATAACTCTCTAACAGGAGTTGCTGCAACACATGGTTCAGGTTCCTATACCCAGACGACCGCAGGTGCAGCTACAACTTTTAGCGAAACATTCGTTCAAGGAGATGATGTTCCAAGTGCTACAACTTTAAGCTCTGGTGCAGTCGGAAGTTTGCCAATGTTGGGAGATACAATTACATATACTGGAGGAGATAACACAGGTTTAGCTGCAACAATTACTAGCGTATCTGGTGGAACTATTGGGCTGACTCCTGGTAAATCTGGTACTAGCGTAACTGGCTCAATTACAAGTGCATTGTCGATAGGTGACTAATGCGTTATTTATTATTAATAGCCTTTATCTCCCTTCCAGCACAAGCAGTTCCAGTTATTCCTAGCTTCAATTCTGGATCGACCACAGCAAGAACAGAAAGCAAACAAAATACCACAGAACTTATAGAACAGTGGACATATTCGACAGGCTATGAATATTCAATAGGAGGCACAAATCTAAATATTCAAGGAGATTTATTACCCACCACCGTTACAACAGGGAGCCACGTTGTAGATGGAGTTACTACTACTCATCATGGGATTGACCTTAATTCTAAACCTACGGTTACTATGCAGACTCAAGGAGCAGCGACGAATTTAGTTGAGTCATATCACGGCCCAGGTTTGAAATCTTTTACTCGAATCAATAGAGATATTATTACTGAATCTGTAACAGAAACAATGTCAACATTTACTCAATGAAGAGATATTTATTTGCAGCACTATTGTTAATAAATAGTCCTGTAATTGCAGATACTACAATGACTAATAATCCTATATCAAATTCTAGCGGATCAGTCACAAATCTAGGTGTGATGAATATGCCATCTAAACAATTTACAAATACATTATCATTAAATCAAGTCCAATGCCAAGGCGATACCTTGGTTGTTCAACCTTTTTTGACTGGCAATTATTCTGGAGGGCTACCTAAAATTGACAGTTTCCTTGAGCCTATATATTCAACTAAAGACGTAAAAGGTGCTTTTGATGATAGTGGAAATGAAATAGGTGATGGAGAAGTAGACGACCCAACATTGATTCGTGGGTATAAAACAGTGCAAAGATTTGAGAAGACAAATTTTGCAATCTCACCAGGAATTAGTTTGAGCTGGAATATTAATCTGGATCGAAAAAGTGTGCGTAACTGCCGTAAATCGCAAGTGCATTTAGTAAACCTTTTACAGGCTAAACATGAAGATGCCAGATTGTCCTATGAATTAGGAAGGGCTAAACATTGTGCAGATCTCCTGCAAAACGGAGTTAGGTTTAAGAAAGGAACTAAGTACGAAGTCCTTTGTGCTGACATAGAACTTGTATCAAAACCAAACACGTTAATAGATCACACTCATTCTATTTCCGAAGATCCCTCTGAGCCTTTTTCCTTACAGCAAGAATACTGGTGACAGCTATTGCACTTGTAGAAACTAATAATGGAACAGGAGGTGCGTAGTTTCCTGCTATCTCAAGTGGGTTTAAACCTTCCCACACCGTCTCACATTTATTTGTTACTTGATCTCTTCTCCATCCTTTTATTCTTGCAAGGCCGCCTTTGCCTAACGAACCAATAGGAGTTTTAGCAAGTGTGTCTAATGGTGGGCAAGGCAAAACTTCTGCAATAAACTGTCCATCAATATTTGAGGTATCAAAGTTTTGTTGACCTACATTGGAATCGCCTTTCTCGTCACTTTTTCCATCATCCTTTTTCACTTTCTCTCCTACATCGTTTAACGCATTTAAAAGTTCTACTGGCTGATCAGGTTTAGGAGGTTGTATATCAGCATAAAGAT